CCTCACGGGGTGTCTTCTTATCCTTCACCACTACTCCCGACCCGGGAGATAGGAGATCCATCATGGTCGTTGTACGTGTCGGCGACGTAGTCGCTTTCATCAACCTTGACTATGACGAGATCGTCAGGTGTAGGATAGCCGTTCCTCTTCGTCACGATAGGGGTCTTACAGTTCTTGAACTGTTCGACTCCGAACCGGCGGATGACTCTTTTGAGTGGGTCCGTGAAGAGGAAATCCAGCGTAAGCTGGACCAAGTCTACGGCAAGAACTTGGTAGTCGGATGACTTCCGGCGAGCGCTTGGAGAAGCGTGGCGGTCTCCCGCCTATGGTGACGCGAGAGTCACTGAATCTGCAAGGAATTTGCAGCATATCACCTTAAGGAAGTGTTATGGTCGCTCCTGTCGTCGGCCCCTTCGTCAGTAACGTTAATGTTGCTGCTCCGGGGAACAATGTGTTCGCATATAGTTCTCAACGTCGACGATGGCGTCAATCGGCGCCTTACAATCTTGTCCTCCCATATGAAGCCTACAACTTTTCAGGTTCTTACCGTGGAAACACGGCCCTGATTGCGTTGCCGGAACATTGTGGGAGTCAAGATAGTTTGAGCTACCGTTGGAGCCAAGGCTTCTATTCTCGAACTATGAGTTATGTCACATCCCGATGCTATGACAAGCTGAAGGATAAAGCATATTCGTCCGCTGGTTTGGGAGTAGACTTCGCTGAGGCACATCAATCTATCCGTATGATGGAGCAGAGGGGAATCCAGATGGTTTCCTTTCTGCGTCGTCTTAGGAAGTTGGACTTTGTTGGAGCTGCTCGCGTTATAGGTCTTACTCGTGTACCACCAAAAGTGAGTGCACGAAAGAGGCTTGCGAATAACTTCCTCGAATTCCACTTTGGGTGGGAACCGCTCGTAAGAGACGTGTTCGCATCCATTGATGTGCTTCAACATCCTTTTAAGGATGTAGAAGTGCGCTCATCTGATTCCAGTCAGTTCTCAAGGAAAACCTTGAATGATACTGGTGGAGGCTTCGTGGGGAAATCCCTTGAGGTCTCAAACGTCAGATGCCGAATGGGAATGGCGTTTTCGGTAACCAATCCGAATCTCCATTTAGCAGATCAGTTGGGTTTGGTCAACCCGCTGAGTATCGCTTGGGAGCTCGTGCCTTTCAGCTTCGTTGCTGATTGGTTCGTTAACGTCAGTCAGTGCATCGGATCACTGACTGATTTCCTAGGACTAACTGTTACACGCAGTTACACTGTCCAATCCGTGGTGGTTTATTTGGAAGCGTCTCAGACGAATCCATTTCAATCACCATCATTTGCCTCCGGGCAAGTGAACGGAACGATAGTGTTCAGGAATTCGGGAGTCTCGCCCCCGACCCTAGTGGTGCGCCCATGGAAATTGCCGTCAATAACGCGGGCCGCTACGGCCTGGGCGTTAGTGACCCAGCTTTTGAAGTGAGCTTCCTTCAACGACCTTCCTTCCACGTTAGGTGGAGAAAGTGACAACATGCCTACCATGGCAAGTATCACCGTCAAGAAATTTGACGGTACCACGGACATCGTCTACGACGCTCTGGCCGGTTCTGGGGGTGATGGATCCCCCTCTGTCTGGCGCCAGGACACTGGTGCAACGGCAGGTCTTCCCGTTGGACTCCGCTCGCTTTTCAAGCTGTGGACGTTGTGGAATGGTCCCAAGACCGCGCGGCAAGCCAAGTTTAACTTGGTGTTTCCGTATGCGGTTCAGGACTCGACCACGACGCTCTACAGTGCGAAAGATCGAGTGGTCTTCGACGGCATCGTGACCATCCCTCAGGCTATTCCTGCTACTAACCTCCAAGAGGCTATTTACCAAGGCTGCAACCTTCTGGCTGCTGCGTTGGTTAAGCAGGCAATGGCCGCAGGATACGCTCCGACCTAATAACTCGGAGTCGACCCACGATGAAACCTTGTGCGTTGCCAAGTGATGTGGTGCGTACGGTCCTTCAATTCCTAGAGGACCTTGACACTCCTATATCTCTCGGCCTTCACCTTCGGGTGAAGGCCGGTGATTGGGATGGGGTCTTGGAGGTGTCTCCAGACCCGCGTGACTATCTATATGGCGCTCGATATGCCAAGGATGCGGCGGCTGCTGCGTTTGTTAAGAAGCTTAACAACCTTCCGACAAGCCACGACCGTCGTAGCGCTGCCATTGCGAAATGGCGTGCTGGCGAAGATGCGTGCTATAGGTCCAACGAAAGGTTAGCTCGTTACTTACCGGAGTTCTCCAACTCCATTGATAGTAGCGAGTATGTCTCGGATTTTCTTTCCGAGGTGAAGCAACTAATCCGCACTTGGATTGGGAACAAACCTGATGACCTTGCGGTCGGAAGGTTTGGACCTGGAGCCACGTTTTCAGATAGAGGCGGGAGAACCACTGTACCCGATAAAATGTCTGCCGACCCCGTGATGACTCGCGGTGCCATTTGGTTCCTTCCACAGTGGTATGGAACCCAATGGGGTGCTTATCATGCACGACACTCGCGGAAAGTTTCCTTCGTCCCTGGGAATCGTTTCACAACGGTTCCTAAAACAGCTAAAGTTGACAGATGTATTGCGGCTGAGCCGCCTATAAATGTCTTCTTTCAGCTCGCCCTTGGGCGTCAGCTGAGGTCTCGACTTCGCCGTCGGACTGGCTGGGACTTGGATCGTGCGCAGGATATTCACAGGCAGGTCGCCTGTGAGTCTTCTCACACGCGAGAGTTCGCTACTCTCGATCTTTCAAATGCAAGCGATACCATTTCAAGGGTTCTAGTCAAACTCTTGTTACCCCATTATTGGCATGATCAGCTCGATGGGCTTCGCAGCCCGAAGACGTTGATCGATGGCAAATGGGTGGTGCTCGAGAAGTTCTCGAGTATGGGTAACGGTTTCACGTTCGAACTTGAAACGATTATCTTTGCCGCGATTGCCTGTATAACATCGCAGAGATGCGGTTATGCAGGTCAGTTAGGCGTCGACGTTTTCGTGTTCGGCGACGACATCATTGTGAAGAACAGTGTTGCTCGTCCTCTGAAATCGTGTCTTGAGTTCCTAGGCTTTGAGCTTAATGTGGAGAAATCCTATTTTGGCGACGAGCCATTCCGCGAGAGTTGTGGGGGCGACTACTTCGACTCGAAGCCAGTTCGCCCCTACTATCTCAAGGAGTTACCCAATGGACCTCAAGACTATATTGCGCTCGCTAATGGTATTAGTGCGCTTGATTGCAGGCTTGCCCTTACGGGTTTGCCTGCTCTTAGGCGCACTTGGTTTCATGTTCTGGATCAGCTCCCTAAAAGGGTGCGTGATCTCCGCGGGCCACAAGCCCTCGGAGACCTCGTTATACACGACGAGCCGGAACGATGGATTACCAAAACGCGACACAGTATAAGGTACATCCGTGTTTTTAGGCCTCATCGTCTACGTATCGTAGACTTTAAGTACTTTAAGCCGGATATAGTCCTAGCTTGCGCGACCTATGGGACTGGAAATCGTCGAGGGGGTGTTATTCCCCGAGATGGCGTCCTTTCGTATAAGGTTGGCTGGGTAGCGTGGTCTTAGACCACGCTTTTAAAGGCTAACGACCTTTAACGTTAGAGGGGGATTTTCCCCTAGGAAGAGTAGCC